CTCCCAAAAATAGGGCTGTCATTATTTATACTTGGCACCTTCTTCTCCACCATATATTTGTATTGTTACGGCTATTTTACGAAACAATTCTGTTTTTGTGATGACTTTGATGTATCTTGTTTATGGCATTGTTTGTTGCATTGCTGTGGGTCTTTCGGTCATATTTGCATTGTTTTATTGTAACTTGCGTTTTTGTCTTCTATAATTCTTGTAGGACTTCTTGTGTTTTCTTTTGTTGGATTTTGTGGACTTGTAGTTGCGCCTTCTAGTGCCTTTTTTTAAGCCAGAAGCCTTTGTAACGTGGGCTTGAATGCGACGAATAATATTTGCCCTGCCTTTTTGCGCTGCAAAATGGAGCGCATTTTGACCAGATGATGTCAACTTAAATGGATCTGCACCATGGGCTAATAATTGATCTACAAAGGCAGCATCATTCCTATTTATGGCTAAAAACAAAGGAGTAAACCCTTCAGAGTTTTCTAAATTCAAGTTTGCGTCGGCATCTAGAAGAAGCTGTAAAAGAGAAGGTTGATTTTTACTAATAGCATAATGGATTGCACCATTTTCGTCGTTGTCTTGTGCATTTAAGTCAGCGCCTCTTTCTATTAAAAGTTTGGTAATAGGTTCATTTTTAGTATAAACCGCTGCAATAAGGGGTGTCTTTTCGGCATCAGTGATTGATTCAATGTTTGCACCATTATCTAATAATTGTTTTACTAACTCGGCATTTCCAGATTTAATGGCACGAAATAATTCTTGAGAGCTCATATATTATGTTGTAAAATATATTTTATTTTTTGGTAAAATATGTTTTTATATTTGAAGGTTTATCTTCTAGATCTTTTGGATTTTTTGCCACCTTTTAAGACAAATACTTTCTTGACTTTTTTAGCCTTCTTTGTCTTTTTGACTTTTTTAGCTTTCTTTGTTTTTCTTGCCTTTCTTCTATGTTTGCGACTTTTTCTTCCTCCAGACTCTCCAAAAGGACTACCAGGACGAGATTCTATATTCTGAGAACTATTTCTAGAACTATTTCTAGAAAAATCAGAACCAGAACCATAATCTAAAATAGGTAATAATTCAGGTGGAAGTCTATCTCTATTTATTTGTAATCTATTTTTTTGCATTGTTGTTGCAACAACAGATATTACTGATTGAGATTCGCAAGAAGATACAGTTGAACTCTCAATACAAATACCAGCCATTTCACCTCCAAATTTACTAACTACATTTTCTAAACCTCCATATAAAAAAGCTCCGAATCTTAAAAGATTTGATACTCCAATTTCAGTAATTCTCGCAATTCCAGCTAAATCACCAAAACCATAAAGTCCTTCAGATTGTACAGAAGATAAACTAGAAACAGAAGATACGCTAGAAGCTGAACTTGAAGCTCTAGATGGTTCTGGAGAAAAAGCTGGAAAGTTATTCTCAAAAACAAAATCATAAAATATGTTAAAAAAACTATTCACAACAGGAACATTGGATTCATCTATAGTTTTTAATATTTGAGACATTGTTAAATAATGAGGGATTCCTTGACGATCCTCTATTCTCACTATACCCGAAATAAGCTCTGTTGGTTGAAGTTGAGTGGATACTGCTGAACTAGCAGAAACTCCGAGTCCAATTTTTCTTGAGTTATAAACAAATAAACCAGCTAATAATGTAAAAATACTAATTCCAGCATATGCAAGTGCTTTTCCAGCTTGTCCAAGAAGACTAGTCATACTATCTACAATCTCTTGAACTGGTTGATAAATTGTACTTACTCCTTCGTCAAATAAAACTAAAAAATGATTTGCAATGTCTTTCAATAAATTCCATTCAGGAAATCTTTCATTTAGAACAATATCTAATTCTTCTTGAGTTAATTCTCTTCCACCATATATAAATCTTGGTTCCTGAAATTGAGTATCAATATTGTTCAATGCAATTTGTATTTCTCCAATAGGTAAAGATAAATCTACTCTTCCTTTCGCCTCAAGAGCTCTTTTTTGTAAAGTATCAGGAAGTACAGCCTCAACACGTGCTGGTTGATATCTTACTTGTGCAGCTGAATAAAGTGCTAATACTAATAGAGCCCTCATAGACCATTTGTCTATATTTGTTTTTGACTGCGCTTGTGCGCGTTCTTCCAATCTTTCCTGAGCATCAAAAAAATCTCTTGCAACTACACCACGTAGTTCTTGAGAATTGCCTTGATTAAATACTTCAAATTGTTGTCGTGGAAATTCATCAACGGGGGGAGGAATTCTAGCCATTCCCATTCTTGTATTTAATGTATCAAAATCAATTCTTCGTCTTTGATTTTCTCTTTCATCAGGATTCATAGTATATAAAATATAACAATATTATTTTAGTTAGAGTTTAAAAAAATAGTATAACTATACTTATAATGTCAGAAAACGTAGGCCTTTCTAAACAAATTATTTCCGGTTTTGAAAACCGCCAAGCTTTCCTAGATCTACTTAAGGTGAATCCAGGCCTTGTCATAATTAAACTCGGTGCCACTTGGTGCGGCCCTTGTAAGCAAATCGCCCATATTGTGGAGGCCTTTTTCGCCAGTTCTCCTAAAAATGTCATATGTGCCGATATTGACGTGGACGAATCCATTGACTTATACGCCTACTTGAAACAACGCAGAATGGTAAACGGTATACCAGTTATGCTAATGTACAAGAAAGGCAACCACGATTTTGCACCTGACGATTCAGTCACAGGAGCGAACCCGGCGGATTTAGACGCTTTTTTCAAGCGTTGTGGGCTCCATCTTTTGGCGTTAGAAAGAGCCGAAGCGCTTCTCAATGTCCCAAAATAAAAAATAAAAATAATCTAACTAGAATACAAGATAAACCAGATGAGCGCAACATATATTGATGAACCTTTAACAAAAGAATTGTTACAGAGATATTTAACAAATGTTAGATCTGGAAATAATAATGCGTTTTTATATCCTCTTTATGTAAAACAAATAAGAGGTTATCCAGATACAGGAAATAATAATGTAGACCATTATGTTAGAGAAAACCCAGATCTAGTTTGGATACCACCAAATAACAATAGAGATATTCAAATACATTTACGTAAATCTGTATTACTTTTTAAAAAAGATGATAGGTTTTATTTTTATGATCATAGTAGTATTATAGATGAAACCAAACAAACTCCAAAAGAAGCAGATCGTGTTTATTATTACGAAAGACCTGATTCTAGAAAAAATGTTTCAAGTAGGGGAGAAAGAAAAGAGAAAAGAAAAAGAGATGAAAGAGATCAAATAGATCAAAGTTTTGACGCCCACGAAGCCCTTTCTGAAATTATTAGAGATGCAAGACGTTCATTAAAAACAGGAGAACCAATGACAAAATCCATTCGTAATTTTGTTAGAGGTCCTCCTTCTCCACAAGAAGTAGAAAATTTATCATCTGGTGAAGTAGAGAGAATAATTAGTCAAGAACTCCCAACCCCAAGATACGATGAAGGTCTAGGGATCAGAAAAACAAGAAGATCCAAGAAATCAAACAAGAGAAAAACCAACAAGAAAAAAATTAACAAAAAGAAATCAAGAAAATCCAAGAAATAAGTTCATATAATCAATAAAAATCAATACATTAATTATATGAGCAAACAAAACCAATCCAAAACCCAAATCCAAACATTAGATTTAGATATAGACAACTATGAACTAGAAGATATTTTAGATCTCTTCAAGATTTATAGCACAGATTTCACAGAAGCTGACTTGAAAAAAGCCAAGCAAATGGTACTGAAAACACATCCAGACAAATCCAAATTACCACAAGAATATTTCCTCTTTTTCTCCAAGGCCTATAAAACACTACATTCAATTTGGGAATTTAGGAGACAATCAGAAAAAACCCCATCCAATGAAAACACAGAATATTCCGAGATTGTGGTTTCAGAAGAAGAACAAAAACAACTCTTGGATCAATTCTTTGATAAAAACGAGAAACTCAAGAAGGCAAATAATTTTAATAAGTGGTTCAACAAGGAATTTGAGAGAAACAAAGTAACAACAGAGGAACAAGAAAAAGGTTATGGGGATTGGCTCAAATCGGAGGAGAACCCATTTCAAGACTTCGGAAGCACATCGGAAGCAAATATGGGCGCCGATTTTGCGCGTCTGAAAAAGGAGGTCCGTGCAGTAACCGTGTTTCAGGACGTCCAAGACCTGACCAATTATGGTAACAGAAGTGGAACATCATATGCGGATCTGTCAACGAGTGCGCCACAACAATACAATTCAGATTTGTTTAGCTCATTGCAGTATCAAGATTTGCATCAAGCACACACAGAGAGTGTGATTCCAGTGACAGAAGAGGACTATGATAATGTTCCGAAGTTTGACTCGGTCAATCAATATATGAATTATAGGGATGGTCAGGCACAGAAATTCAAGCCACTATCAGAACAACAATCATTAGAATATTTGAGGAACAGAGAGAAAACAGAGGGGAAAGATGCAGTAAGACGTGCATATGATTTAGCGAAGCAGACAGAAGAGGCGCAAAAGAAACAGCAAGGATTTTGGAGCAATATTCAGCTATTACGCAACAAATAATTTAATATTTCTGTAATATATTATGGCACCAAAATCAAAATTATCAAAGGATTCAAGTAGCACCAATATGATTTTATTGTTTGGGTTATTTCTTGTAGCGGCCTTTTTATACAATAGGTATCAAACAAAGCAGGACAAAATGTCAATCACAAATGATTACGATGCGATTCGCAAGTATTTATTGAATGATCCATTGACAGACGGGGATTTAGCCAATGTAAAGAAACCTATTTTATGGATACCGGTGGTGTACGAATATAATGCCCGTGATTGGCTCTCCTTTGGAAGCCGCAGCAGCTTTGATTTGAATCAGCCTTATTTGTATTTGACTGTGCGCACTATCATTGCCCAGTGCTCAGATTCGTTTCATATTTGTCTAGTAGACGATAAGTCGCTCAGCAAATTATTGCCAGGATGGCGCATCAAAATGGACAAGGTCAGTGGATCCACAATTGAATACGCCAGACAACTGGGTCACGCAAGACTTCTTTACGAATACGGAGGGCTTATTGTGCCGCCCAGTTTCGTGTGTATGCGCGATCTCATTACCCTCTACCAAATGGCTGAAAATAACAACAAGATGATCATTGCTGAGACTGTGAACCGTAATATCACTTCCACGACTAGTGAGTTTTTCCCGAATATGAATTTTATGGGAGCGCCAAAGGGTAATGAGAATGTGAAGGATCTCATTGATTTCATTGAGCGCACAATGAAGAAGGACTATACAGCGGCGGCGGAATTCTTGGGTGAGTTTGACCGTTGGTGTGAATACCGTGTTAGGAAGAGGCAGATCATCAAGATAGATGGTAAGCTTATTGGCACAAAGGATATGAATGGTGAGATGGTGTTAATAGATAACTTGTTGACCAATGATTACATTGACTTTTATGCTGAGGCTTATGGTATTTATATACCGGCGGATGAGATCTTGAACCGTAGACATTATGAGTGGTTTGCAAGGTTAAGTCAAGAGCAGGTACTAACTGGACGCGTTATTATTTCAAAGTATATATTATTGGCCACAGCGCCGGATGCGAAGATGGGTGTGATTGAACCATTGAAAAATAAGCCTGAATGGGTGTCATTCTGGAAAGTTCCCAGCGGGGCACCCGTGTGGGGTCTTAAAGGAGAATATATGCCTGATAATTCAATCCAAATGAGTTATCCTGCAAATTAAAATATTTAGAAAAATGCGTATTTTTATTATTGTAATAAAAATATGTTTTTGTTATTCAACAAATTCAAAAAATATTATTTTTATAATAATTGTAAAATTTTAAAGATTATAAAAATAATAATATTTTAATATATTATAAAATGGTTGCTGTTTACGAACTTAATAGTAATAGAAATTACATTGGTGCGCCTTTTGATTACAATGGCAGAAAAATTGTTTATACTGGTCAAACACAACAGAAACAAACAACAGATTGGCAGGGTAACAGAATTATGGATGTAAAATATATTTTCACCGAACTAAATGGTAATCCTATAGAGCTTACAGCACAACAAGTCGTAACTCTTCAACCAATGACAATGGGTGGTAGAATGATGAGGCGTCAAAGAAGTCAAAGAAGAGGTCGTCAACAAAGACGCCAAAGAACTCAAAGACGTCAAAGAAGTCAAAGAAGAGGTCGTCAACAAAGACGCCAAAGAACTCAAAGACGCCATTAAATTCTTACATCAAGATTTTGAACCAAGATCTAAAAATATAATATCATAAAATTCACAAATTTTTATCATATTATTTATCCAAATCCCTCCTACAAAAACTCCATTAAATGCCGAAGAATATCAATAGATAAACCAAATTTATCAAAGATTTGTTTCAAGCATAACTTATAAGCAATTTGGCGTTTCAGATCATTGTGCCCTTTTATTTCATTGAGAACGCTGTATAATGTGCAAACAGGTGACCAATTTTCTCCGCAAAGCAATGTGCTGCAACACAAGCAATTCGGTTTTTTAAAATGCTTGATCTTCGCACCTTCTTGATAGTAAACATCGTTGGGATGATCATATAAATATTGAATGCGCTTTGGCATATTTTTCAACAAAAACCTATAATTTTCTCCATTAATTGTCAAACCAAATGGAGGTTTGAAGGGGTAATCATTTGGAATAGTGAAAACTAGCCTATTGCAATTAGGAGTAATAACTTCAATGTATTTACTCATTTTATGAATATTATTACTATTATTACTATTATTACTATTATTACTATTATTTTCAAAGATTGGATCTTCCATTAATCCTATTTCATAATTTGGCAATTTTTCTTGAATAAGAGCAATTTCCTTATTTAAACGTTTGATTGCAGATGCATTCATTTTATTATATGTAACTATAAATATAAACAATTTTTTATATTTATATTCAATTTTATATTTTTATCATTTTATCATTTTATCATTTTATCATTTTATCATTTTTATCAATTTATTTAAAACCTAATTGGGTTTTATTGTTTCTTCTTCTGTTTCAAAAAAGACATAATAAAACATAGAGTAAGTAGATTTATTATATTTTATCTCTTTAGTATAAGTAATTTTATTATAGTTACATATTTGACGTAATACGGTTGCAAAACTTTGATATGTAAGTTTTCGTGTAAGATAATGTCTTCTAGAAATGAAATAATAAGAATTACAAATTTGTAAAAATTTTTGAATCTCATCATTATAAAGTCCTTTTTTGAATGAATCTACACTAAATACATAACAATTTTCCATTTTAAAACAAATTTTTTCTAGTAATTCAAAAAAAACTTCATTTGGAATATGATTTTTAAAAATTTGTGAAGAATTTGCAGAATCTGATTCTGGTTTCATTAATAATAGTTTATATTAAATCATTAAATAATTAAATAATTAAATGTAAATCTTTTAATTTATTTCTTATTTTTCTTATTTTTCTTATTTTTCCTACAAATAGATTCCTCAACAATAGATTCCTCAACAACAGACTCCTCAACAATAGATTCCTCAACAATAGACTCCTCAATAACAGACTCTTCAACAATAGATTCCTCAACAATAGACTCCTCTTCAACTATTTTGAATTCTTCAATATGAAGTATAACATTAGGTTCTTCTACTTTTGTTTCGGTAATAACATCAACTTCTTGTTCTAGTTCTAGTTCTTTTGGAATATCATATGTCGCAGTAACTTCTTCTCCTTCGTCTGAAAAAAAAGATGGATCTTTTATTTCGTTTGTAAAAACAAAGGATTTTGACTTAGGTATGGGAGTAGGACAGTTTAAAATAATATCGTCTTGTTCAGGAATATCAATGCTAAGTTTATTTTTACATATATAAAGAGAATTTGAAATCAAGTCTTTTCTTAAATAAACCGCATTAATAATTTCACCATTAACTATCAAATTTACAATATAATGTGTTTCATTTAATAATTCAAATGTATATAGTCTGCTTCCAATATCAATAGAATCATTATTAACAAATTTAATAACAATTTGTTTAAATTTTTGTAATTTGATAGCGTTTAAAGTCTTAAACCAGTCATATTCTCTACCATTCAAATCCATTTTCAAAAATATATTCTTGTATTTAAGAATAAAATACTCCAAATTTACATTTTTTTCATCTTTTATACTAGAAACATTACGCTTATAATATACCATTTCACGAGGATAATTAGAAGGTAAGTGATCTATATTTCCATCAAATGCAGATGCAGACATTGTTGTAAATCCGAAATATTGAACAATATGATTGCTAAATGATTCATCGTGAGGATTCAATCCTGCACAAATCAAATGATCATAACCAGTTTCATTTGCAACAAAATTATTACCAATTTTAACAATGTTACTATAAACCACTGGTTTGAATATATTATTGAAATTAATAATAGACATTTATAATATTACTAAATAATAACTTTTTATTATTTGTTTTTTTTTGTTTTTGTTATTGTTTTTTATTGTTTTCTTTTATATTTTTACTTATTAAAAAACCCAATAATATTATTGGTAAAAAGAGCTAACTCAATTTCGTTTTCGTGAATATTATGAAAAACGCTAATGTATTTACAAATAAATGGTATGATTTCATATTTCTTATCTTCGTCAATCAAATGTGTTATTTTCAAAAATAAAAAATATGTATCCAAAATGTCCATTACAGAGTAACCATTATTATAAATAGTGTAAAGCAGTTGAATAGACTCCACCAATTTTCCAGCCTTCAATAGTTCTGTATAATCTTGAAAAATAGAGAAACTAATATTTGTACAAACCTGTCTAGCTAGATCATAATCTATAGGTTCATTCATTAACTTGAATTTCTCCAAGTAGTTTATTAATATTTTGGCAGCATTATTACTGACCTCTAAAACAAAATCGGTCGCATCTTTAGATACAACAATTCCTTCATTTGCGCATATTTTTTGCATTATCTTGTTCATATTTTCTCTCTCCAATGGTCTCATCTTAATGATGGTAAAACGTGACTGAAGGTTTTCAATGACTTTCTGAATATTATTACAAGAAGAGATGAAATGCACATTGTGACTAAATTTGTCAATGCAGTTGCGAAACACTTGTTGACTCTGTTCATTAATGAGGTCAATATCATCTAATACAACAATCTTCTTCTTATTTTTAATAGCAGAACAAGTCTGACAAAATGTTTTGACATCATTGCGATAATAATTGATGCCCTGTTCTTTCAAGTTATTAATATATAGTACATTGTTCTCGTATTCACTTTCCTGGAATCCGTCATAATATTCACGAATAAGTGCATTTAAGAGAGAAGTTTTACCATAACCCATTCCACCAATAAAGAGGATATTGAGACTGTTCATATGAATAAGAGTTTTCAATATATCAATCATTTTGTTATCAATTTCAAAATCATTAAATCGTAGAGGCTGATATTTATTAATGAATAACTTATAGTCCATTTTATTAAATTAATAAATATATAAGTTAAATATTATTTAAGCTTATCTATCATAATAATATTATAATGCCAAAAATAGATTATTATAAGATACTTGAAATTGAAGAAAATGCAAGTCAAGACGAAATAAAGAAGGCATATAGAAAACTTTCTATGAAGTGGCATCCGGATAAAAATCAGGGAAATTCAGATGCGACAACAATGTTTCAGAAAATTTCGGAAGCTTATGAGACATTAGGAGATCAAGAAAAACGCGAAGAATATGATATTGGTAGAAAAAATCCGTTTTTTGCATCGGGACAACAAGGAGGACAACATTTTGCGGATATGGATGATTTGTTTAGTATGTTTTTTGGTGGACCGCAGATGGCAGGTCCTTATCCAGGAATGCCAACAGGCTTCTCGCAAGGATTTTCGCAAGGCTTTTCGCAAGGCTTACCACCAGGTTTTCCTCCAGGAATGGCAGGAATTTTTGGAACAGGCATTCCTGGAGGAAATATTAGAATTTTCCGAAATGGTGTTCATGTCAATCCTATGATGGAGAAACCCCAACCTATTGTAAAGCATATTGAAATCACTATGGAGCAGGTTTTATCTGGAGGAAAATTACCTATAGAGATTGAACGCTGGGTTGTTGAGAATCATAATAAGGTTCACGAAAACGTTACCATTTATGTAGAGATTTTTAAAGGTATAGATAGTAATGAAATAATTGTATTGAAAGATGAAGGCAATGTGCTTAATGATATGTGTAAGGGAGATGTGAAAATCTTTGTCAAAGTTCAGCAACATCCAAGGTTTGAACGAAAGGGTTTAGATCTTATTTATTTACATAATATTTCTCTCAAAGAGGCACTTTGTGGATTCGCTTTTGAGTTGAAACACTTGAATGGAAAGTCTTATACGATCAATAACAAAGCCGGGAATATTATTCCTCCAAACTTTCAGAAAACCATTGCGAATATGGGTCTAGTGAGAGAAGGACATAGTGGTTCACTTATTGTTCATTTTCACGTGGAGTTCCCGGAAACCTTGGCACCTGAACAATTGGAGAGTTTATCAAAGATTTTATAAATTTTCGTGAGTTTAAAAAATTGATTGAAAAAAGAATTAAATAAAAGACTGCACAATATATAACAATGAGTGAACAAGAGTCAAAATCTAAACCCAAATCAAAGTCTAAAGGGAAACCGTTATTGATTATTAGTGAAAATTCAGCTTTTACAAAAGTTGAAAAGGCCGAAAAATCCGAAAAGGCCGAAACAGATTATACAAATAAAATCTTCAATGAGGACTGCATAATAGGTATGCAAAGACTCCCCGAAGAAAGCGCTGATATTATCATATGTGATCCGCCATACAATATTGGCAAAGACTTCGGAAACAATAGCGACAAACAAACAATGGCTGCATATTTGCTCTGGTGTGATCAATGGATCGCACAGTGTATGCGGATTTTGAAACCCCGAGGCACCCTCTACATATATGGTTTCAGTGAAAACTTGGCTTACATTATGACAAGACTGGATTGCAATGTTCGGTGGCTTATTTGGCATTATACAAACAAAGTAACACCGTCGCTCAACTTCTGGCAGCGCACACACGAGAGCATATTATGTTGTTATAAAGAGAAGGAAAAACCTGTTTTCAATCGCGATGATGTAAGGGAGCCATATACAGAAGGCTTCTTGAAGGGCGCAGCGGGTAAAGTGCGAAAGGCGACCAAGGGTAGGTTCAGTGATGGTAGTCAAGAGACGACTTATAATGCGCACGATGGAGGTGCACTTCCTAGAGATGTTATCAAAGTTGCAGCATTGGCAGGAGGAGCAGGTAAAAAAGAGCGTGTAGATCATCCGACACAGAAACCTCTTGAACTATGCGAGAAACTTATTAAGGCATCCAGGCTACCACCAGATCAAAAGACGTTTCTTGTGGTTCCATTTGTAGGATCTGGCTCGGAATGTCTAGCAGCAAAACAGCTGAATATAGATTATATTGGATTTGAAATAAATCCAGACTATGTTGCTTTGGCAAATGAGAGACTACAACTATAAAAACAAATAGACTATTAGAAAACAAATATAAATAATAAAATATATAGTTATTTAATGGAACTTGCAAAAGATGAAACCAAAAACTCAAAACTGGACTTATCAACTCTAGAAACTATTCATAAAAACTCCAAAATAGATATTGAATTGATAGACCAATTTGTTCAACATATGAATAGACTTTATGATCGCGATCCTGAAAGTTTTTTATTGGATAATGGGTCTTATTTGCAAGTAGGATTGATAAAAAGACAAATGGATGAAACTCTGAAGGAAGTCAATCAAGTACTTGATAAATTGAACGAATTTAAAACTTTGAAGAACAAATTAGAACAAATCAATAAATGTATTCTTTTTGACATTATTTAGATGACAATTATAATATATTTTGTTGAAAACATATTAAAGATAAGACACATTGTTATAGTGTGAATTGGACTAAGTCCAACACCTTTTCCATACAGCAATTTCAAAGCCTTTTTATCTTAAAACTAAAACCCAAGGGGTTCGAATCCTCTTTTCGGCCTGGACGGCGGGAGTGCCCAAAATGGAAATAGCATTTACTCCACCTTTTCCACCTACTACCCTTCTGGATAAGGTGGAGCCAAAATCAACTTTTAAAAAGTTGAGCAAAAATATTTTAGCTCCACTTTGGCTACACCTTTCCCAAAGGTGTATACGTTTTCATACAGCAAATTCCTTCATAGCCTTTTAAGCTCGTGGTCCCAGGTTCGAGTCCTGGATTGGTTAGTAACCAATTAGCTCAGGTGGTAGAGCACGTAAGAAACCAAATGAAAACAGCACATCCACTTTTTTAAAAGGTGGCGCCCTGATAGCTTAGCGGTAGAGCACCAGTCTTGTAAACTGGAGGTCCCGAGTTCAATTCTCGGTTGGGGCTTTAAAGCCATTTTAGGGCGACTGTAAGCCATTTTAGGGCGACTGATAAGCACTTAGTTGCAAGAAGATTTTTCATATATCAATGCAAAAATGATATATGAAAAGAATATAAACAAATAATATTTTAGATTACTTATGTTTAGATCATTCAGACCTATAATTAGAACTGTTTTGAGTCCAAGAATAATAAAAAAAAGATTAAATAGTTATGAAATTGAAAGTAAAATACCTTGTGATAAAATATATCATTCAGAAAAATACAAAAAACTGAATGAAAAACTACAAGATATTGAAAATAGAATGATTGATGATAGTTCAAGTCATTCAGAAGAGTACAAAAAAATAAATGAAAAACTAGTAAGCATTGATAATGAAGCGAGTTGGGCCAGTTTTAATGCTACATTGTGTTTAGTTTTTCTGCTCTTGAAGAATTAATAAAATATAAATATATATATTATGAGTTCTGATGAACTAAAACTTTTATTAAAATCTTTAATGGATAGAAAGAATTCTAAATTTAATTTTGAAGTTGTTAATAGTATTCAAAAGGTGATAAATGATAATAGAGTTTCAGATGAAAATAAAATGGGAAATATTGATTTGCTTCTTTTCTCTGCTACAACTGATGAAGATTCATATGATTTACCTCTTTTTGATGAATTTAAAATTTTATTTGAACAAGAAAAAGCAGAAGCAGATGCAAACACAAGAGAAGAAGAAAGAGCTAGAGCCCCAAGACCCATACCAAGTGCGCCATATGTTAGTAAAGGAGATGCAATCAGTTCAATTTATCATAATGCAAGAGGATTTAAAAATAAAAAGAGCAGAAAATCTAAAAAAAATAAAAAGTCAAAAAAAGTAAAAACCAACAAAAAAAACAAAAAAAGTAAAAAGGCTAGAAAAATAAAGAGACAAAGTAAGAGAGCATAAAAATCAAATAAAGGTTGAATGCAAGAACAAAATTAAGAAATGATATTATATTGATTCTGGAAAATAAATATAATACTATATTAAATGGCAGGAAGATCTAGAAACGTCAGACTGATTCAGTCCTATATCAATAACTCGGATGCGCATTCAGGAATCGGACCAAATAAGCAAGGAACCCCAAACAAGGTAGGAGTAACCCATTATTATTGGTATAACTTACAGACCCAAGCCGCTCCACGTGAAACGCCACAAACCCGTTTCCAAATGCTAACTGGTGCTGGAAAATACAACGGATTCGGAAACCTCATCTGGTTAGGAATTAAACCACCCCCTTATAGAGCATCACCATTTACGACTTATAACAACGGACTTTTCTAACTTATTATACTGATGGATAAATAACTACATTTCCATTTAATTGCATTGTCATTTGAACTGAACTAGTAAAATTACTTTGGTTCCCATCTACGCTTGTTACAATTATTCTGAAAAATGTATAAGGAATAGTATTTGTTAAATTAGAGCCATTTGTTGGAAAAGTTGTAATAGTAGGACTAACAGTTATATCATAAGTTGTATCATCAAGTTGTTTCCAATCATCAATTCCTGTATTGCTTCCAGCAATAACCCAACTTTTAGGAGAATCTCCTGGATAATTTGCTCTGTATCCAACTGAATATTGTTTTAATATTAATGGATAAGGAAGTTCTATTTGAAGCCATTCACCAAGAACTTGGGTGCCATTTACTAACGTATTATTTGAACCATTATAAACACCGCCTGTAGTATAATATGTCGCACTATGCCAATCAGGAGGACCGCCTAGTTCATTTACAAATGCCTGATATGCATATTCATTAATAACTGAAGAAGAAGACGTAATATAATTTTTAATATTTTGAAATTCAGGAAGATTATTATCAGAAACAAAAACTTCTTGCTTTAATCCATTATTATTACTTACAAGTTGATAACCTGGATAATTTGAGTCTCCTGCCCTACCAATATTTGGAGGTAAATTTATATTGTAATAAATTTGAGGAGGTTTGGGTTGCACTTCTTCTATTTCCGAGATAATATCCAAACTAGTGATTTGTTGTTGAGGTTTAATGCCTAGGTAAGTGAAAAAACGGCCACATTTATGACCATTATAGCATTTCGTCGCGCGAATCAATTTAGCACGACGAGTTGCAATACTTGTACCACCTACACCTGCTCCAGGGACATAACTGTTATAAATATCCTGGGGTTGATTGCAAATAGCTCCAATTGCGAAATTACGACGAGCACCGCCACCAGTCATTTTCTTGAATTGAAATCCACCTTTTCCGTAATAAAAATTTCCGTATGGCATAATATATATTAAAACATATAAAAAAATATTAAATTTTGATGATTGATTACAAAATAAGTAATCATCAAATAGCCAAAAGATCTATTCCAAAAATTAAGTTTACTAAGAAATCTTCATTTTAAGAAATCTTGCGTGTAGGAATATCCGAAGAAACCAAATAAATGGAGTTCTCAGTGATAATAATGTACTCAGTTCCGCTCTTGTAGAACTTGGCAATAGGACTAGTGTATTCGTCCTCACTCTTCACAAGTAACTTCTCTCCATTGTCCTTAACTCCAATAAGGGCTTTCTTATCAAGAGAGAAAGACCAGTAATCTAACATAATGGGCTTATCCTCAACAATGCCCAACTTGGCAGCGTGTTTCAAGGTAATGTCACTAGGTAAACGGTAATTTGTCTCAGTTGACGCACTTGCATTTGCAGAAGCTGAAGTTTTTTCGGACATATTTATATTATAGAAATTATTAAAATCTTTAAATACTTATTTTCATTAAACAAATAAATGTCAAATAAAACAATAATAACGAAAAAGGTGTAATAATAAATAATGACTAAATATATGAAACCCAAAGAATCTTCAAAAGAACATTCTAATTCAAATTTCCCCAAAGGTGGAATCCAAAACAAAGATAATTATAAACCAGTATTACAAGCAAATATATTAGAAATAGTAGATAAGTACTCAAAATTAATAATAGAATATTTATTTTTTATTATAGAAAACATTGGACCAAAGAATTCAACTTACAGCAAGTTTATTATAACTCGCGGTATAAATACGATTACTCACGTATTTAGTAATTTATTGTATTATTCAAATAATTTAGATATGGCTTATTATCACAGTCAAAAATCGTTTTATTTTTACGTAGAGTTTATTGGTCAAATATCAGAAGATCAACATTCTTTTTTGAAGTTATCTTCTAGAGATGCCTCCATATTTGTATATAAAAAGACAATATTTGAAATACCTTCAGATATTAAAAATCAAGCAGAATTAGACAAATTCTCAAGTTCAACCTTAGACCAGGTCCAAAAAAAAATACAAACTATGGAGATATTTGATCAATACAAAATAATAATTCACATTTTTTTTCAAAAACTAATAAGAAACTTCATTTTCAATGATATTCTTGAAAATAAAAAACAATATTTGATTGAAAACGTTGGATTGTCTAAAAAAATTATTGACTTATTGATAGGTCAAATATTCACGCCTAATTCACAAGACCTAAATAATATTATTTATCTTATAAAACAAATAGATCAACTAGATATTGATAATAAAGAATATTATAAGTTATTAGAATTCTTAATGAAAAAATATACAAAACTTGCTGTTTCAAAAAAAGAGAAAATACAAGAAAAAATAATAGATCCCATATTATTACAACAAAATTACGAGAGCTGTAAAACATATAATCTAGAGAAATTTATTGAACTATTATTAACGTAATAGCTTATTCAAGATGCACTACCATTTGTAAGCTGGATGGTTATGCACTTACGGCGAACTTTTTTCTTCTTATCTTTCAAAGCAAATACTCCATTACCCAAGTTCTGATGAATTTTGTTATACTCTGCAGCCAACACATTTTTCAAATATTCATAAATAATATGCAATACATTTTCGTCACACATCCCAACGATTAATATGCTACCTGTTCGGAAAATCATAAAAGAAACTTCCACAACGTTTTTGTATAATTTCTTGTCTTCCTCCGATATTTGTGAGCCGTTTTGCACTGCCTTGTCTTTATGATAATAAAATTTGCATTGAATTCCAGGATAAGAAGTTGGGTCATAAATGGATTGAATATTATATTTGTATTTCAGAATATCGGCCAACGCCTCACGATTAATATAAAATCCACAATTGAAATTGGAATTGATCAAGACAGTATCGCTTTTCTGGTTATAAGCGAGTCCGGGGCTAACGTGAGGCTGTAAAATAGTGACAATATTTGTAAGTACTTGTTCAAAGATGACGTCACTCTGGATTCCCGGAATCTCCATTTTCCCAGTATTAAATACTTTGATATGGAACTCCTTGAACTCTGCACCTATTTTAACTCGCAATATCATCACAAAGCAATTATAAAACGCACTCTTCTTTTTGCGGCGATAGCTCATAATATCCTTTTTGGAAATTCCGATGCTGACTTTGCGAATATCCTTGAACTTTATTCTTCCTGTAGGATTATTTATACTTGTTATAATATGCTCTTCATAATACGTTTCATCCTTAAGTCTCTCTTGTATAATATTTAATTCTTCTATATTACTAGAATTAAATTTTATTTGTTTCTTGATGACACCATTTGTAGGTTGCGCATAAGGTATTACTGGGATCGCCCAAAACACATCCTTCAAGTCAAATTCTCTATTCAAATAAGCTATTTTGGATTTAGTGGAAATGTAAATATCGGAAGCTTTAGGCGCTTCTCCATATCCATCTTCACCACAACTTTCCAATTCTATTTGTCCTTCTCCGACTCCGATTCCTCCATTTTCTAAAGAATTATGGTAAACTTCTTCATTATCAAAGCATTCATCATCACTGGAGTTTCCTGTTTTTGATATGAATTTCTCCCATTCTTCATCAATATCGTTATTTGGGATCTTTAAAACTTTTGTGTTCGGCATTAGTCAGTATTCAAATAATATCTTTATGTTCTTTAAATAAATTTATTTCAATTATTTTCTAACAATATAGAATAATGCTTGGACAAAAAGTATGCGTCATCCCTGAAAGAGGTATTCCGATTCCAGTTTCCAAAAACTCCCCTACACGCCCAAGAAATTTAGAAGAGGCAATAGATTATGATTTAAACAAGAATATTTTTGATCCAACTAAGAGCTCTCCTCCAAATGACTTTTTGTTGAAATTACAAAAAAGAATAGAAATGTTGGGGACTTTTCCAGTTCAAAGAAAAATATAATCATAATCTAACCTACAATTTTTCCTTATCATATTAGGGTAGATTGGCCCTGGCTATGGATTTGAATCTTTCAATTTAGGAATAAAGGATGATAGACGCAAAAGTGAATAATGAATAAAACAAGAATTATTGCAATCTTGATTGTGCATAATATTTTCAATTAATTTTAAAAAAGGTCTGCTCAATATTGCAGGTTTATGAATAATAATATAATTCAAGAAGTCTTTGATTATATTTTTTTTGTCAATATTAAATTTTACGCTAATAGTCTGAATATATTTTTGAATATCTTCCAAATGAATATTTGTTTCAAGATAGTTATACAGTTTTGACCAAACATTTTCATCAATAATATTGATTTCTTGGCAATCACTATTTTGATTAGATTGCAAGAAGTTAATCATACTGCGAATATCAGAATGGTATAGACGCTGAATCAATCCAAGGGATTTCTCGCTGATCTTAAGGCTTTCTTTTTCGCATATTTGAGAGAGAAATTTGACAATATCTTCTTGAGGTAACTGGTTGAATCTTAATCGTAAAAATTCGTTTTGAAGACCTTCGTCAATACGACTAATATAATTGCAAATGAGACAGAACCGCACAGTAGTTGAATAACTTTGCAGTAAATAACGAAGTGCTTGTTGTGCGTTCTTGGTCATATAATCTACTTCATCCAAGATAACGAATTTCATACCTTTGTTGAATAGGGTCTTTGAATTGACAAATTGACTTATTTGACTGCGTATAATATCAATGCCGCGTTCATCAGATGCATTCAGGTGGATCATTAAACCAGTGTGTTTTTGATTGGTCTTTTCTTGGTATGCATTTACAAGGTTGATAATGCTGGTTGTTTTACCAGTTCCAGGCGGACCGTAAAAAAGTAAATTCGGAAAATAAGAAGTATCAATTATATTTTGTAAGATCTTCTTGTTTAAAGGATCTAATACAATATCTTCAAATTTTTGAGGTCTGAATTTCTCAACCCAAACGTAACCTTTGTTGTTGTTCATTGAATATTTATGACATTATTCTTTTAATATATAATTATTTAAAGAATTCAAAATTTAAATTTCAAAATAACAATAAAATTGAAATATAAAACTTTGAATATAATAAATGTACAATACTAATATGGAATACACACAAAATCAAAATCCAAAACAAGAATCAGGATATTTAGAGATCATTATGGGGCCAATGTTTTCAGGAAAGACCTCAAAACTTCTTGAAATATATAAGCAGTGTAAATTCTGTAATATTCCTGTTGTTGTTATCAATTATTCTGAAGATACTCGTTATCACAATACTATGCTTTCAACACACGATAAAATTATGATTCCTTGCATTCAAGTTGGAACAGAACTCGGCATTTTGTATTTTAACTCTGTTTATTGTGAATCAGACACAGAAGAACAAATGGAAAAAGAGGAAAAGAAGCGCATTGAAATTCTTGAAGCAGAAGTTATTCTGATAAACGAAGCGCAATTCTTTAAAGATTTGAAGTATGTTGTAAAAGATGCTTTATTTAACAAAAAAAAAGTTTATTTGGCAGGGTTAGATGGAGACTTCAAGAGAGAAAAATTCGGAGAAATATTAGAGTTAATTCCATATTGTGATAAAATTACGAAATTAACATCTTTATGTGGACTTTGTAAAGATGGAACTCCTGGAATATTCTCTCTTCGTTTGACAGAAGAAGACCAACAACGATTGATTGGAAGCGATAACTATGTCCCCGTTTGTAGAAATTGTTATGAGTCTTATATGTAAAGATAAAAATGCAATGTACTTAAAATATATTGTAAAACTATTTAAACTCAATAAGTATTAAACATTATAAATAAATAATGTCCGAGGTTATCAAGCCCAAACGAGGAAGACGATCAAAAAAAGAAATTGAAGACAATAAATCTAACTCTATTTCAAGTCCTATTTTTTCAAATCCAACTTTTTCACCAGT